CAAGTTCAGCCGGTACGTCTGGCACAATTGAAGAGGGTAAAGCACTCAAGGCCGTTTCCTTTGAAACAAAACCATTAAGCTGTAAAGCTGTGGCCACTTTCAACGCTTCATCCACTGGCTCGTTTCGTTCAAACTTAATAGAAACATCCAAATAATTCAAGCTTGCACCTCTGAAATTAAGGTAATTACATATCAATTCAAGCCGCCGCTGCAATCCCTTCTTAAATTTACGTTCTTTGTTGGCTACAACTTGTTTCATAATAAAAAGCTTATACGCCATCGCAATCCCGCTTTGACCGTTCGCAAAGTTTTCATCGGAGAGGTCAACTGCTTTGCTGAACTTGTGGATGTCATCGTTTAATTGTCTGATCTGCTCCTTTGCTTCTTCCACGTTCGACGGCTTTACAAGGAAACCAGCTGGCAATTGCCCACCAGTTAATTCATTAAACAATAACGTACGGTTGTTCTTCATATCGGCTATTTCTTCCGCTGTTGTTCCCATTAACCCAATCAAATACAGGTAAGCATCTGTAAAGTATTCAAGGTCATTCGTCTTGTTTGAGCGTGACAGGTTGTAAGCGTCAACTAAACTGATAACGCCCTCAAAATCGCCCTTTACGTCGCTATTATTCATATAATCAACAACAGGCACATCCATAAAGAAGGTTTGCTCTCGGTTTGTCTCTTGCCATCCGTCTACTTTATAGGTGACTACTTCCATATCGTCGTAAACATCAGCATACTCGGTCGTGTTTCCGGCATCATCTTCAATGCTGTATTTCCTGATAGCCCCAATAATTTGAGGGTCGATACTGTTATCGTAGATTATTTTTAATTGCAGCGGGTCGCAATACCTGAATCGGACCTGACCGGCTTCATCGATATATAGTACTTCCCCACCACGCCCAAATATCCCGGCTTGCCGTGCAATCTCGCTGTTCTCGTCCTGTTCATCATTGTAATTGAAAATATCCTGTATCGCTTCTAATGTCTTCTCATCGCCTGTATAAGTTACGGGGTTTCCGATAAAATACCCTTGGAATACATCTACAATATAACTGGGGTAGTTGTGTACCAGTTTATTGTTTGGCTTGCCTGCGTCCATTTTACGGCTTAGAATGTCATGCTTGCCGTCGTAATAGTCTTTTAAATGCTGTAGGCGTGTAGTGTCCCACGTTGCAAGTTCTCTTTGTATGCGCTCAATTGTTAGCATAGTTTACTCAACTTTCATATATATTTTACCATCAACATCAATGAATGTAGGCTCGCCAAATCCAAGCCTTATATCAATTCCATTAACCATTATTGTTTCGTTGGTTCTTAAATCAATATGTGCAATAACTTCGCCTGTTTCGCTGTTTGTAACTGCGATGTAGTTCGGTGCTTTTGATTCGTATGTTTCTATTTCTTTACTCATTATCTTTCCCCCTATAATCCCAATATAGATTTATTCATTGTCTTTAATTTCTGCTGCTTCATATCTGATTCGCAAGCATATCGGCACATGTCAATGCAGTTATGCACTATTAACCCACCATTTACGCTGAAATTATGATGTTCTTTAACTTCCATGTTATAAACATCACTCTTTCCAAAATACTTTATGCTTTTAATCTTTATAGCGTTTACTATGTTTTCTTCCACATTCTTTTGAGCATGTTTTTGTTTTTGAGTATTTGTTTTTGAAAAATTCGACTCCACAAACTGGGCAAATTCTTTTTTCATCATCTAATTTCATTTTCCTCCTATATGCAGATTTACATTTATTGCTACAGAATTTATTGTTACCATGGTTTATGCTTTCAAACTTATCACCACAATTTTCACAAATGAATTCTTTTTTAACAGCTATTAATTCTTTGTATTTTTGATAGTTTTCTTTGTGCCACAAAATACCAGCAGTTGATTTGTGCCATTCTTTAGCAGCTTCAATTCCTTTTTCATGGAATTCATTAAACCACTCACTATTATTCTCAAACCTTAATTTGCCATGTTTTGATAAATGATTTTCTTTTTCTAGCAATGCAAGGTTATTAATATTATTATTGCTTTTATCCATGTCGATGTGGTGTATGTGGTTTCCTTTTGCTATCTCTCCATTATAAAATTCCCAAACATAACGATGCAGTCTATTTCTTGTAGTCGAATTTAGATAATAACCGGTCTTATCATCCTTTGTAAATTTTAAACCATTAAAATATGCGAACTTACCATTTTCTTTATACTCTATCATTATTTCACCTCAACTTAATATCTTATTATATCAAATGTGGTTACTAATGTCAATTATAATGTCGCTTTCGGTAAGCTCTTTTAACAATTTCCATCCATCAATTGTTAATATTGGATGGTAGTCAGTTGCTTTTATTTTTCTTCCGTCTTCAAATTCAATTTCATAAACGTCTACATTTTCCGCAGTCATTCTAACATCAAAAAAATCGCTCGTTGTTTTTTCTTTTTTATTTTCATCATAGCAATTAACTTTTCCTATTTTCCCGACTAAATCTTTTATTTTAATGTCTCCATCTATGGTATTAACAATTGTATCTCCTGTTAAACAGTGATTGTCTTTATCTTGCAGTCTTGCTTTCGGGTTACCGTCTTTGTCTGTTTCATAGTCGATATTCTCAAACTCTCTAGCAATGTTCGGGCATCTTCCCGGGTCGATAACTATTTCTTCTAAATCATCCAACCACTTTTCGCCATACTCAACGGAACCTGCGCCCTTTTTAGCGCCGATACATTTTAATCCATGTTCGTTGTTCATTTCTGATACTGATTTAGGTTCTGCACTATCGCATGTTATTAAATCGCTATGATAGCCTTTAGCACGTATCTTTTCAGCTAATTCCCTATTGCTGATCTTAACGCCGTAAATTTCATCAAAGATATAAAGTATGTTTCTTGTCTTATCTAAGTGCATTCTACCAAATGATACAGGGTCTACCCCATATCCCCAGTCAATCCCTTGCCGGATATTGTCAAACCGCTTAATTTCATCGTCTGTTATCGTTCTAAATGATAGATTATCAAAAGGAACAACACCAGAACCGATAGGCAAGCCTAAGTATTCCCAGTCGTAACGGCGTTTACTCTTTGCTTTTACGTTGTCAGCTTCTTCTATAAATTCAGGCGGTAAAAACCTTATGTTATCTCTGTAATCCGAATGGTGGATATAAACGTTGTCCGGTTGGAATATACTTTCACATGTTTTATTAACCCAATGACCGCGCCTTTTAGGTGGGTTATAAGCATGAAAGAACGTGTACTTATAACCATCTGGTAATATCTCACGTAAAATCGAAAGCTTAATTGACGTTAATTCCTCATCTGTTTTAAAGTCTGTTATTTCCTCGAAGAAAATATCCGTTGTTGGCATGTCATATGTTTTCCATCCTTTAATCTTGTCGCCATCTGCACCTTCAAAGAATATCTTAGTACCTGTTGGCCTGTACTCTATTGTCATATCACCTGATGGCGTGTCGCTCCATTTAAACTTATCTTGTACGCCTAAGTAGTGTATTCCCCATAGTATCTGATTGCGTGTCGAATACCTTAGTGTACGCCCAACCTTACGCACAATGACCGCATGAGTTTTTGTCTGCATACGGTTCATTATAATCTTTAGCGTGATAGTAGTTGATTTAGAACTACCTCGACCGCCTTTTTCATATATGTGCAAGTACTTGGGATCATCGTAAGCTATCCACGAGTCATAAAAATGAGGTAGTATCTTATCGCTTAAGTTTACTAATGTCATCGACTATTACCACTTGTGATAGTTCCCCAGAATGTTCAACCTCTTGCTTGTCAGTGTACCCGTAATTCTTAAGCAAGAACACAATGCCACCGTTTCCTTTTTCTATGGCTAGTTCTTCATAGTTCATCATGATAAATTGTCTAAACTCTTTTAATGTGTCGAAAAATTCATCTTTTTCGGAATAGTTGTAAATAGTTTGCCGATCAATTCCAGTATAATAAGCAAGCCCTGCAATAGTAGGCGGTTTCTCTGATTCAAGCAAATACTGCTTATACGCATCAAGCTTTAACTCAAGTTCTTCTTTATTTTTAAAAAGTGGCGGTCTGCCTGCGTTACTCTTTTTTTCTTTCATGTACTCAACTCCTTTCTAAATATCCAACCTACCAAAATGGCACGATGGCTTTTTAACATCGGTCGGTAACGACCTTTGTTATTTACTAAATC